TCCGCGACGCCGGGAGCGTCCCGACCGAGGTCGATCTCCACCGCGGGCGCGGGCTCCACGATCCTCGCGGGTGGACCGAGCCGGATCACCATGCGCTCGGCGCGGTAACGGGCCACGGGCTGCGACGTGCCGTCCTTGAACAGCAACCCGTCGAGCCCGTCGTTGAAGCCGGGGTGGTACGCGACGCGGACAAGATCCTCGGGGTGGCTCACACCCTTCCCCGAGGCGTCACCCGCCAGGGGTCAGTTCGTGATGCCGTCCGCCCAGGCGAACTGCACCGTGGAGGGCTGGGCGAGCGAGACGTACGCGGTCGCGCGCATCTTGCGGGAGTCCGCGTCGCCGGCGAGGCCCAGGTCCAGGATCTCCACGCCGGGCATGATCTTCGCGATGGGCGAGGCGTTCGGGAGCGGGGGCTCCATCGCTTCGGAGTACAGGCCCAGGAGGCCTCCGTCCGCGCCCATGGTGAAGGCGAAGATGGTGGTGCAGCTGCCCGAGGTCGAACCCTTGGTCTGCGTGACCGGGATGAAGTCCGACACCAGGATGATCGCCCCGTTGTAGCGGGGAACCTGCTTGCCCGCGAGGTCGCTGAAGGTGAGGCCTCCGGCGCCGCCGCGAGCGAGCGCCTGCATCGCCACCCAGGTGCGCCCCGGCATGAGGATGTACTTCTGATCCGAGCTCTTCACGCTCTGGAGCATGTTGTCCAGCAGGGTGAGCGAGAGGGCCTCGCCGTTGGTCCCCGTGGAGACCTGCTGGCTGTCGAGGGCCAGCTCCAGGAGCCCGTCGAACTGGTTGGTGCCGCCCGAGAACAGCAGCGTGGTCACACCGTTGGCCCCGATGGTGGAGCTGTTGCGGGTGATCGTGATGTAGCGGTCGGGGTTCGAGGAGTACAGCGTCCCCGAGCTCGAGGTCCCCACCACCACCTCGGCGCCGAAGTCCGGGTCGCCCGGCGCGCGGTAGGCCCAGGACGTGGTGGCGTGCGTGTAGCGGAGTTCGCCCACGTTGTCGCGGGTGATCTCGTAGTTCGGCCCCGCCACGACGGCGGTGACCGTCGAGCCAATGGCCGCGAGGCCCGCGCCCAGGGTCACCGTGGGGGTGTTGGCGCCGTTGACGAGGGCGCTCCCGATGGTGCGCCCGAGGCTCTTGGCGGCCTTCTGCGTCGCGCGCTGGATGATGCTTCCGCCGCCGCCGCCGCGGTTCGCCTGGAGGCGGTTGAAGCTCATGTTGCCGCCGAGCGTGCGGAGGTACGCGCGCGCGGTGGAGTCCTGCGCCGCGGTGTCGTCGGTGAACGACCCGCCGGGGGCCTTCCAGCCGAAGCTCGGGAGGGCCTTCTCGCGGACGTACTTGTACTCGTCGGAGTCGACGCGCTGGAACGGGAGCATCGCCAGGAGGTCGTCCTGGGTGGCGATGGTCACCGCGACGCCCGCGTTGATCTTCTCGGGCACGCCCTGCTGGATGAACTGGAGGAGGGAGAGGTCGCTCATGGTCGTTACCTTTCGTGGCTCCCGTCACCCCTCCGTCGGGGGCGGGAGATGGTCAGCCGTTGCGTTCTGCGAAGCCCTCTTCGAACAGGCGGTCCGCCGCACCGGGCTCGATGCGCAGCGGTCCGGTGCCGGCCTTGGGCGGGGCCTTGCCCGCGCCGTGGGGCGAGCCGCTCCCGGCGGCGGCCTTCAGGGCCCAGCCGTACTCGGTGGCGGCGAAGCTCGCGAAGGCCTTGTCGTCCAGGGCCGCGCCCTCGCCGTTGTCGCCCACGAGCTCTACGGCCCCGGCCTCGCCGACGCGCAAGCGCCCCTCGAGGTCCCGCAGGAGCACCTTCGCGCTCGCGGGGTCTCGCAGATCCAGGGAGCCGACGAGGCGCGCGGCCTGGTAGCCTACGCGCGTCCGGTGGTGCTGCTGGCGTTCGGCGTCGCGCTCGGCCTCGGCCTTCGCACGGGCCTTGTCGACCTCGGCCAGCTTCCGCGCGATCTTCTCGCCCTCGGAGAGCTTGCCGGTGGCCTCTTCGTGGGCCTGGGTGAGCTGGGCCACCTGCTCGCGCAGCTGGGCCAGTTCGGTCTCCGCGGCCTTGCGGGCCTTGGCGAGCCGCTCGCCCACGATCCGGTCCACGTCCGTCTGGGTGAACGTGCCCGCGGGCTTGTCGCCCTGTCCCTGTCCGTCGTCGCTCATGCGCTACCTGCCCCGGCGTTGCCGGTGTCTCCCGCCGGTTGCACCTGCTGCCCCGCGGGGGCGGTGCCCGCGGGAGGCGTCGTCGTGCGGGTCTCGAAGGCCCGTCGTTCGGCGTTGTAGAGCTGCTCGATGGCCTGCTCGGTCGCTTTCGCGCGCTGGGGCGTGGCGTCCGGGTCCAGAGCCCTGGCGAGCCGTTCGCGGGCTCCGCGCAGGATCTCCGGCACCAGGGTGTCGGCGCGGGAGAGCACATCGAACTCGTGCGTGAGGCGCGTCGCGAGGTCCGTGACGTCGAAGGTCTGCGGGTACGCGATGCGCACCGAGGCGTCCGAGGTCCCCGACCACGCCAGCACCAGCCCGGCGAGGTCTCGCTCGAAGGCCTCGCAGCGGCGAGCGAAGTCCAGCAGCTGCGTCTGCGTGCGCGCGGCGAACTCGTACGCGCGGGAGACGCCGGAGACCTCGGGGCCGGTCTGCACTCCGCTGGCCCGTTCCAGGTTGGCGGCGGCGTAGATGCTGGCCGCGATCCCGTCGAGGCGCGCGATGAGGTGCTCCCCGATGGACGACGGAGGGGCGATGAAGACGGGCATGTCCATCCCCGGCTCCACGCGGATCCCGCCGTGGATGCCCACCTTGATGTTCTGCAGCGCGTCCGCGTCCTGGGACTGCACACAGAGGATCGCGAAGTTCTGTCCCCGCTCCCACTCCCGGAGCTCGCTCTTGACGTTGAAGTGCTCGAGGCTCAGGCCCACGATCGCGTCGACCTGGGAGAGCCCGTACAGGTCGTCGCTCTCGGGCTCGGACCAATACAGCACCGCGAGGGGGACGCGGCCGAGGTCGTGGGGTACCTCGCCGGTGTCCTCCACCAGCACGTGCTGGCCGTCGCGCTCCTCGAGCACGTGCCGGCGCCACGTCGTGGGGGTCCAGGTCGTGTAGACCTCGCGCTCCGCCTCGTCGCCCCAGGGGTCGCGGGCGCAGACCTCGGTGCACAGCCGCGCCCAGGCGAAGCCGCCGTGCCCGTCGCGCTCCCAGTCCACGAGCTCCTCGGGGGCGATCCAGCGGGCGTAGGTCTGCGCCTCGGCCTGCGAGAGGTCGCCCGCGGGGCGGTCCACGAGCGCCACGGCCCAGCCGTACAGCTGCGCCCGCCGGGTGCCCTCGCGCATCCAGTCGTCGGCCCGCGTGCCCCGTCCGTCCGCGCTCGCCCAGAAGGACTGCAGGACGGCCGAGCCGCTGCGCTGCGGGGCCGTGCGCCAAAGGTGCCCGGCGTACTCCCGGATCACCGGGGCGGTGAAGTTCGTGTAGGTCGCGACGCGGACCCGGCGGATGTAGGCCGGGGCCCCTTCGCGGGGGTAGCGCGTCACGTAGCTGCAGGGGACACGGCTGCCCGTCGGAGGCGCCTCGAAGTCCCCCTCGGCCCACCAGGTCTCCTGGGCGCGCTCGATCGCCGCGCGGAAGCCGCCCGCACCGTCGTGCGCGTCGCGCAAGAGCTTCCACCACGAGCGGCCGCGGGGGCCCTCGTAGTCCTCGTGGCGCTGGCGCAGGCGTCGGATGAGCGGATCTGCGGACACGTCACCCTTCCCCCGGGCGTCACCCTCAGAGGGAGACGCTGCCTGACGACGTGCCCCCGGCGCCGCCGCCCTCCCAGCCGTTGACCAGCGCGTCTACGTCGTCGTCCTCGGCCCCCGGGCGCCCGGTAAAGCCCTGCGCCTGGCTGACGAAGTCCGGCACCCACGGCCCGCCGAGCGGAACCGCGATTCGGCCCGCGTTCCACGCCGTGGCGGTCCCGACGGCCGCCGCGTATTTGTCGCTCGCGCGCTTCACCTCGACGATGCGCGCGCCGGGGTAGAGCGCGCGGTAGTTCTGCACCTGGACCTTGCCGATGCCGTTCGTTTCCATCGCGAGGGTGCAGCCCGGGTTGGCGAGCTCGACGGCCCGCACGCGCTCGAGGGCCACCGGGGCTTCGACGCGCCAGGACTGCCGGTCGCGCACCCGCCCCCGCTGCTCGAGCCCGCGCCCCACGAGGTCCAGGGTCACCACCGCGGTCGCGTCGCCCGAGGCCTTCGACGACGCGGCCCAGTCGACGCCGAGCACCCGCCGCGCGCCCTGCAGCGGGGGCCCCGCGGTCTCGTAGCGCGCGGGCGCGAGGAAGAGCGCGCCGCCCTTGCGTACAGGGCGCTGGAGGTACAACGACGGCCACAGGTGCGGGTTCCGCGCGTCGAGCTGGGCACGGATCCGGTCCAGCTCCGCGAGGGGGTACACCTCGGGCCAGAGCGCCGCGCCGTTGTCGTCGACGGCTGGGAGGCGAATCACGGTCCATGCGGGCCGCCCGTCTGCGCCGATGACCTTTTCGAGACGGCCGATGAGGTCGTCCGGGTCCCAGCGCGTATGAACCACCACGGCGCTCGCACCGGGGGTGAGCCGCGCAAGGGCCACGCCGTCGAGGTACTCCGACACGCGATCGCGGATGAGGGGGCTCGACGCCTCCCGCGGGCCCTTGAAGGGGTCATCGACCACGAGGCAGCCCGTGAGCCGGTCGCCCGTGAGGCGCCCCCCGATGCCCGCCGCGAGCAGCCCACCGCCGACCGCGGACCGCCATTCGCCCAGGCTCCATAGGTCCGGGTGCGGGACCAGGCCGCCAGCGGTGACCGCGTCCCGCAGGGCCGAGCTCTTCGCACGGGTCGCGGGGCCCGAGTACGAGACGTACGCGGAGACGCGCGTGGGGTGCCGGAGCATCGACCAGCCCAGCACCCCGAGGGTGGCCGTGCTCTTGCCGTGGCCCGGGGGCATCGACACGCAGGCGCGTACAGCCTCGCCGCGGTCGACGCGCTCGCCGAGGTCGTAGAGCTGCTCGAGGTGCTGCGCCCTGCGCCACGCGCGCCCTGCGGTGCGGCGGATGTAGTCCCGGAGGCTCTCGTTCCGGGCACGCCGCGTCGCCCGCCACTGCCCCACGAGCTGCTGGTCAGCTACCGTCGCGAGGTCCACCGGCACCGTCCAGGCCCGCGACGAGGGCCGCGCGCTCCTCGGGGGTGAGCGTGCCCGACGCGTCGGTGACCACCACCGAGCGGAGCTTGAGCCCGTGCACCTCGGCCTTGAGCGAGAGGGCGTTCTTCACCGTCTTGAAGTCGTTGCGCTCAAAAGCCTTGGCGATCAGGTGGTCGACCTGGGCGAGCACCTCCGCGCGAGCCTTGGAGCGGTCCGCAGGGGCCTCCGCGGCCCATCGGTCTCGCACCGCGGCGATGTACCGCCACGCCGTGGCCTCGGAGATGCCCCACTCCTCGACCGCAGCGAGACACACCGCCGTCGGTCGCTGGCCGCGAGCAAGGCGCTCCTCGATCCAGCCCTCGCGCTTCGTCTCGGGGGCCGTCTTGGGCAGCTTCTTCGGCCCTCCTGCGCGTCCCATGCCCTCTCTCACCTACCCGCAATCGTTGCGGGCCTACCCTTCGGCGCCAGGTCACCCACGATCGCCGCCAGCCGACGGACCGCCGCCCGGACGGCCTTGTGGGCCTGCTGCCTCGCCACGCCCCTTGCTGCGGCAACCTCGTGCTGCCGGAGGCCACCCAGGAGCCCGCGCAGGGTCTCGCGCTGCGCCCGGGTGAGCGTCTCAGGCTCCCGCGGCCCCCACAGGTCCAGCTGCCGCTGGGCGAGCAAGGCCTCCACCCGCACCCGGAGCTTGCGCGCTGCGTCCCGCCACCGCCGGTCGTCGTCTTCGGGGTCCTCCTCGAGGGCCGGGTGCAACACGTAGAAGGCCTCGTCGTAGCCCTGCCCGCGCATCAGCCCCGGCGACGGCACCTCCTCCCGCGGGGCCTCGCTTACCGCGGGCAACAGCGCCTCCAGCGCCGCGCACGGGGCCTTGCACCGCGCCCGCTCGGGGCAGGGTACGCAGGGCCCGAGCACGGCGAGGCGGACCACCACGGCGCTCAAGGCCCCGCCCCGGCGTCGTCGCCGTCCCAGCCCCCGACGCTGTAGGGCTCCGGGGCGCTCGTGCTTTCGAAGAACGTGCACCAGCTCCGACGGAACGTGAGCGGCACCGTGCCCGTCCCGCCCGCGCGCTGCGCCGCGACGATAAGCTCCACGTCCGTCGTGGTCGCGTCCCCGTCCTCGCTCCCGTCGCCCTTGCGGTGCAAGAACCACACGCCGTTGGCGTCCTGCTCGAGGGCGCCGGACTCGCGCAGGTGCGACAGGCGCGGCCGCACCCCGTCGGCCGCCCGCGACAGCTGCGAGAGCGCGAGCACCGGACACCCGAGCTCCATCGCAAGGGCCTTGAGCGAGCGGGCGATCGTCGCGACCTCGCGCTCCCGGGTCTCGTCCCGGCGCGAGGACTCCGGCGCGACGAGCTGGACGTAGTCTACAACGACGAGGGCGAGGCGCTCCCTCGCGGCGACCTGGCGGGCGCGAGCGCGGATCTGCGTCACGGTCTGCGAGGGCGCGTCCACGATCTCCAGCGGGAGCCGCTCGGCGAGCTGCACCGCGCGCATGAGGTCCGCCTCGTCCTCGGGGCGCGGTGCGATCCGGCCCGAGGCCACGTCCCCGTCGACGGCGCCGAGGATCGACACCGCGCGCGCCGCGAGCTCGGCCCGGGTCATCTCCAGCGAGACGAAGAGCACCGCGCCGTGCTCGGCCGCGCCCAGGGCGATCTGCAGCGCCGCCGCGCTCTTGCCCACCTTGGGCCGCGCCGCGAGCAGCACGAGCTGGCCGGGCCCGAGGCCCCCGGTGAGGCGTGAGGCCTGGCCCCAGGGCAGCGGCAGGCCTCGCGCGACCGGGGCCCCGCGGCTCGTGAGCACCGCGTCGACCAGCTCGCCCACCGCGGCGCCGAGCAGCACGCGACCCGTCGCTCCGTCGGGCGCCGCCGCCGCCAGGACCCCGGAGGCCACCCGCTCGGCCCACGCCTCGGCCTCCCGCGAGGCGTCCGGGCACGAGGTCTGCGCCCGTCGGAGCTCGGCCAGGATGCGACGCACCCGAGCCCAGCGGCGCACGGCGCGGGCGTGCTCCCGGAGGTACGCCGTCGTCGGAAGATCGTCCCCGAGGGTCCGCAGGGCGTCCGCGCACCAGGACCGGTCGAAGGGCGAGCGCGCGCCGCCGAGGGCGAGCATCGCGTCGAGCAGGGCCGGCGGGTCGCAGCCCGCCCCCGAGGCGTCGCAGCGCAGCAGGGCCCGGAACGCCAGGGCGAGACCCTGGTCCCCGAAGTCCTCGGGCGCAAGGCCTTCGTCCAGGGCCGTCGGGATCGCCGAAGGGTCGAGCAGGAGCGCACCGAGGACGAAGCGCTCGACGTCCCGGGCGCGGTCCGCCTCGGACGGGAGCACGTCCACCGGCCCGATGGGCGCAGGGCCCGCAACCATCGCGCCGTCAGCGGCCATCGGAACCCTCGTCGACGACGGCGAGGCGAGGCGCACCGACCCGAGCGAGCGACGCTTCGAGCCTCGCCCTCGCCGCGGCCTTCAGTGGGTCTGCCTCTGCCACGGACGGCACGTCCGACCCCCGCGAGGGGGTAGGGGGAGATTTGGGATGGGCTGGGATGGGCTGGGATGGGGCGATCCCTGTGCGATCGGTTTGCGACCCGTTTGCGATCGGTTTGCGATCGGTTTGCGATCCGCCCTTCCATCGCACCTCGTTCCCGCGGCGACCGGCGTCCGACCGCTTGCGACGGATCGCCTCCCGTCGCTCGTCCTCCTCCTCGGCGCTCGGCTGGTACTCCAACCACCCGTGGAAGACCCACCCCTCCTCGGTCTTGTCGAGCAGGCCCACGGCCGTGAGGTCGTCCAAGGCCCGCTCTACGGCCGCCTGCGGGAGGCGCACCGCCCGCAGGGCCCTGGCGCGGGTGAAGGCCCCGTCGGTGCCCCGCGCCCGGCAGTCGCACCCGAGGTGTAGCCAGGTCATCCACGCCGCCGCCAGCTGCTGCGGGGTGCAGCGCTCCACCAGGGCGTCGGCCTTGGCGTGCTCCGGAAGCCCATCGTCACTACGAAACCAGCCCACACTCCAACTCCCTCGCAAGCCTCGTCAGCTCCACCGCCGCCCGGTCGCTCACGGCAACCACCGCCCGAGGTACAAGCCCGTCGCCGGCACCTCGCACCCGGTAAGTTCTTCGGCCCCGACGGTCGCGCGGACCTCGACGCTCCCGCGCACCAGGGCCTTGGAGTAGCGCCAGGGCACCTCGCGCCACTCGGCCACGTAGATCGTGCGGGCCTCGCGCAGCTCCACCACCAGGAGCGCGAGGCCCCCGAGGTGCGCCGTGCGCGTGAGGTCGTCTTGCTGGTGCTTCGGGATCTCCCGCAGGGACAGCCGGGCCTCGCGGCTCTTGGCCTCGATGGCGACCGCCCGCCCCCCGCGCAGCGCGCCGAGGTAGTCCGCGGGGCCGACGCCGGCGAAGCCCACGAGCACCCCGCCGGAGCCCATCACCACGGGCGGCCCCACCTTCCGGATGTTCGCGACGCCCGCCTCCCGCGCAGCGAGGTGCTGCGCCGAGAGCCACCGCTCCAGGGCCGCCCCGTGCTCCTGCGCCTCGGTGCCCGACGCGACCGCCGCCCCGCTCTTCGCGGGGTTCGCACCGAGGAACCCCGCGGCGTCCTCGGGCGCCATCGCGCGGGCGAGCACGTTGCGGGTCGCGGCGCTGTACCGGGGGCGGCTCATGCGGACCTCAGATGACCCGAACGGGCGTTCAGGTGCACGTTTCCCGCAGCGCGCTGGGCCGCGTAGTTCCTGGGGTTTTCGGGGGCCTTCGTCGCCCGCGATCCGGCGGCTCCGGGGGATTGGCGCTTCGTCTCGATCTTCTTGAACTCGCTGTTGCCCGCAGCATCGGAGGGCAGACGCCCGGGAACACCTTCGCGCAGTCCGAGGTCTTCACCCTCGTCGAGCGCGACCAGCACGGTGTCGGGCGCCAGGCGCATCCGCACCGCGGTCTGCAAAATTCTCTCTGCCGTGGCGCCGGACCGACCAGCAATCGCGCGCGCTGCCACGCACCAATCAAATCGTACCGGCCGACCAACCCTCTCGCGCGGGTACAGGCCTGCGGCCTTGAGCCACGCCCGCATGTTCTGGCGGGCGATACCGACGACCCGCGCAAGGTCTCCGACCGACGCCGTGTGCGCGTGCTGTCGCAAGGCGGTCATGGCGTCGTGGCTGTCGAAACAGACAAACAGGTGCTTCGGCACGCGGTGCCGCAGGCCAGTGATTCCCACGCGATGCACCGCGCGGACTCCGTAGCGCCGAAGCACGGACCTCGCATGACGCTCGGACAGCACCACCCCCGCGAGAGCGATCGCCTGAGACGTGGTGCAGTGGCCCTGCGGCACGCCGCAGAGGCCGAGCTCCGTACGCCGCTTGTCGACTGCCGCGGCGGTTCTGCCGGGAAGGGCCGCCCGAATCGCACGCGCCCCGTATCCCTCAAAGACCACTCGGCGAAGGGTCGCGTCCTCGGCCCGCGTCCATCTCACGGGACGCCGAAGCGCCAGCTTGCGCGCGCGCAGCTTTGCGGCAGGAAGCGTTCTGCCGAGCGCCGCGGCGAGCTTCGCCGTGTTCTTGCACTTCGGCCACTCCCGACGCAGGCGCTCAAGGTCAGCCCTCGTCCAGGCCGCACGGTGTTGCTTCGGCTTGCGCTTCATGCGACCCCCCAGACGCGCGGCACAATCACGCCCCGCGCGCACGCCCCGCACCACGCGCCGCCGTCGAGGTCCGGCACCGCCCCCGGCGCCCCGCAGCCGTCGCAGGCCCCAACAGCCGCGGAGGGAGCCTGCCGGCGCGCGTCGTGGCGCCGACGAGCCTCGGCGAGGCCCCACCCGAGCGCCCCGTTGCGTACGCAGCGGTCGCACCCGCGACACAGCCCGCGGAGCTCAGGGGCGGTCGTCGGGCGCGACCGCTGCGCCACGCCCAGGCACCACGGGACCGAGCACCAAACGCCCATCACCCACCCCCGAGCAGGCGAGCGCGCGCCGCGGCGTAGGAAAGACGCTCGGCCGTCTTGTGGTGCCAGTAGTACGCGCGGAGCTTGCAGTCGCGACAGAACCCCTTGAGCTCCTGGGTGCGCTTGTTGGCGCGCGTCGCGGTGCCCTTGCAGCCCTTGGCGATGCACAGCGCGGGCGGGGCGACCTTGGGCTCCGGCGGCGGAGGCGCACCGAGCCGGGCCGCGAGCGCCGCGCCCTCGGGGCACTTCTCGCACGACGGGTACAGCGCCCACCCGGCCCTCTGTCGGTTGTCCGCGGTGCGGGCGAGGCGACGGGCGTTGCATGCGGTCGTCGAGACGCCCACCGACAGGCGGTCGCACCAGAAGCGCTCGCCCTCGCGCACCTCGGTGATGACCGGGAGCGTGTGCCGCGGGGCCGTCACGGGCGCACCCGCCCAGCGCTCCGGCGCGCACCATCGGCACGGCACCGCGCGGCCGTAGATCTCCGCGAGACCCTCGCAGCTGTCGCACTCATCCATGGGCCCTCCCGCAGGGGCACTGCCCCGCGCACACCACCCCGCCGCAGTGGATGCAGCGCAGACACGGAGACTCGTCCTCCTCGGTGCCCATGAGGTGCCCCGCGATCACGACAGCCGCCGCGACGAGCGAGACCACCACCGCGACCGACGCCGCGAGGCAGATGATGTGCAGCGCCGCCATCATCGGTACCCCCAGCGCGCGACGGCGCCGATGAGGTCGTCGACCCCCGCGCCCCAGCTCTCCGGGAGAGCCAGCTCCTCGGCGGCGCACGTCACGAGGTGCGCCACGCCCACGAGCATGGAGATCGTCAGGTGCGCGGCCCAGCGGCGCACGATCGCCGTAACCGGACGCTCCGTCCGCGACGCATCACGCCTCACGGTGCAGCCCTCCAAGTCCGAAACGCAGGTGGTCCAACGCGGCGCGCGCAAGGCGCCGTTCGGTCCACCCGCCGCGGTCGCACAGCGCGGCGACCTGGCCCGCGATCTCGTGGGCCTCGTCGCGGTGCGAGAGCACGCGCCCGCTCGCGTCCGCGAGGCGCCCCGCGCAGGGCACCAGGCTCCACAGCGTGGCGATCGCCACGTCGACCTCTGCGCGCGCGCCGGGGCGCAGCTCGATCGAGGCCCACGCCGTCGCGTGCAGGCTCGCGAGCGCGTGACGCGCCTGCTCGTCGGTGAGGAGCGCCACAGCTCAGCCCTCCCCCGCGGTGGGCGCGCTCGCGGGCTCCTCGCGCTCGCGACGGTCCAGGAACCCCCGGCCGATGGTCTCGGCACCCTCAAGGTGCAGCGCGAGCCCGAGGCGTCGCATCGCGGCGATCGCCTCGTCGACGGCGTGGTGCGCGAGGGCCGCGTCCACGTCCGCGCCCTGCGCCCGCGCGCTCTCCAGCACGCGCTTACGCAGGCCCCAGAGCTCGGCGGCGAGGTTGTCGAGGCGCGCGGTAGGGTGCTGCACGGCTCACGCCCCCGTGGCCGCGAGGTCCGCGACGTCGTTGGAGTCCGGCGGGAAGAGCACCGCGGCGGCCACGCCGAGGGCCTTCGCGAGGCGCTGGGCCTCGTCGTCCTCGGGGGCGGCGCCGCGCTCGAGGCGCGACACGCGCGACTGCGAAAGGCCCGACAGCTCGGCCAGACGGTCCTGCGAGATGCCGCGGCGCAGACGGATCTCGCGCAGGGGGTGAAGCGGCGGGGGAATCTCGACTGACTGCATGGGGAGCCAGTATGCACACGCAACTGAATGAGTCAAGCACAGTTCAGTCAACGGGTGAGTCCCGGGCAGACCTGGGGCATCGTCGAGGGGTGACTAAACCAGTCCCCGCGCGCGTACGCGCCCGCAGGCTCGCCCTCGGGCTCTCTCTCAGGACGAGCTCGCCGCCGCCGCGAACGTGTCGCAGTCCAAGCTCAGTCGCTTCGAGCGCGGCGAGGCAGACCTGGACGACACCGCGGCCCGGCGCATCGCGATCACCCTCAAGACGACCCTGGAGGCCCTGGCGGTCCCCGAGGGCGAGGTGGCTCTGGAGCGCGACGAGCCCCAGCTCCCGAAGGCCGTGGCGTCCATCGACCCCGACGAGGTGTCGGCGCTCGAGCTGGCCCTCGGGCGCGCCTTCGACCCCGACCGCCACCAGCCCCGCGACCTCGAGGCCGTGCTGCGGATCGTGCGCGGGATGCACTTCCGCCTGCGCGAGGAGTACGACCCCGTGGCCGCCGCGCGGCAGTGGCTCGACGCGGGCGCCGCCCTGCGGAAAGAGGGCGTCGAGGTCACGTCGACCAGCATTCTGTGGCGCCTTACGATGGGCAAAACCGTAGCGCTCTCGCGCGGTTAGTCACCACCGCGGCGATTCAGTCGCAATGCGCTTGACTCATTCAAGCGCGTGACTAGAATGCTCCTACCCCACCGGCACTCAGCGCCGGGCGGGGCCGGAGCCGCCATGCAGTCCCTCCTCGCGACCGCCTTCTCCTTCGTCCCGCCCCTCGTCGACGCCCAGGACCACGACGTGCGGTGCACGTGCGCCGCGTGCGGCCTGTGGCGCCTCGCCGCGGCCCGTCCTGAGCCCGTGCGCTGCGCCTGCTGCACGACCCCGACGCCCGCGATCACGCTCGACTGGAAGGGCCGCTGCCCCTCCTGCGCGCCCTCGGTCCTGTGCCCGCTCTGCCAAGAGGTCTTCCAGCCCGTGGACGGCGTGTGCCCGTGCTCCGACGAGGACCGCGAGACCGCCGCCACCGCGCTCGCCGAGGAGGCCGAGGACCGCGCGCTCACCGCCGAGGAGTGGACGCGCGTCGACCCGCTCGGTGCGTACTGGCGGGACCCGCACTCGCGCCGCGTCTACGACCGCGCGGGCGCGCTGGACCTGTTGGTCCGTGACGCCGCGGGGGCGCGGTGATCCCCGCCGCTCTCCGTCGCCGAGAGGCGGTGCGCCGTGGGTTGTCGATCCGCCTGCGGGCCGAGGCTCGCGTGCTGCGGGGCCTGTGCGTCGAGGCCGAGGCTGCGGGGCACGGCGGGCACGAGGTGGAGCGCGTGGCGCACTACTGCAACGTACTGGAGGGGTGGTGCCTGGGCGAGCGGTCGGGCGCTGACCTCGCGGGGGCCGTGCACGCTGTGTCGAGCACGATCGACTACGGCTCCTTCGCGCAATCCACCTCGGTGGCCGGGTACCTCCTGCACGCCGCGAGGGGCTTGGCGCTGCGTCGCATTCGCTGGTGCGCGTACCCAACGCACGCGCCTGACGATCTGCGCACGCTCGAGGTCGACCACGAGAGATCCAGCCAAGGAGCCGTGCTGATGGCTCTGCGACCGGAACTGAGCCGACAGCACGCGCTCGCCATCAAGGTGCTGGAGACGCTCTACCGCGCCCAGGCCGAAGAGCTTTTCGCCCTCTCCCGCACCCCCAACCGCTTCGCCGCGCTCGACCGCGCCCAGGCCGAAGAGCTTTTCGCCCTCTCCCGCACCCCCAACCGCTTCGCCGCGCTCGACGCGATGGAGGGGCGCTGACGTCGCGGTGGCCGTCGGAGCGCGCTCACCCCCTACCCCCGAGCGCAAAGCCCCGACCGCCACCAGGGCACCAGCACCCGAAAGGACAACGACAATGAGACCACACCTGCACCTCGTGACCACTCCGGCGTCCGAGCGCTCTGCCGACGCCCGCGCGCTCCTCGTGAGCGCCCTCTCGCGCATGGGCCTGCGAGCGCTGCTCGAGGTCGCGCACCTCGTCGCGACCCGCGCGGGCGAGCACCCGGACGCGACCCCTGACCAGTGCCTCGCCGCGCACGCCGCCGGGGACCTTCTGACCGAGGCCCTGGAGGCCTGCGGACCGCGGAGGGTGGGATGAGCACCTCCGAACTCTGGGAGATCGCGCAGCGGGTCTTTAAGGCCGGCGTGTGCCCTCCGGACGTCAGGACCGTCGAGGCCGCCTTCGCGGTGATGCTCGCGGGTGCCGAGCTGGGCGCGAAGCCCATGCAGGCCCTGCGGTCGGTGTCGATCGTGAAGGGCAAGCTGAGCCTCACCGCCGACTTCACGGTGGCCCTCTGCGTGCGCTCGCCGGTCTGCGAGTGGATGAGGTGCGTCGAAACCACGCCCGAGCGCGCCACCTACGAGACCCAGCGCCGCGGGCACCCTGCCCCCTCGCGCCTCACCTGGACGATCGCCCAGGCCCAGGCCGCGGGCCTCGCGAGCTCGCAGACCTGGCGCGCGCACCCCGCGGCGATGCTCCGGGCCCGGTGCGCCTCGGCGCTCGCCCGCTCGGTGTACCCGGACCTGGTGGCGGGGGTCTACGACCCGGACGAGGCCGCGGAGATCGAGCGCGACGGCAAGCCCGAGAACATCGAGCAGGGGAGCGCCAGCGTGCGCGAGGAGCTCGACGGCGAGGAGCTTGAGGGAGAGCAGCCCGCCCCGGCCGAGGTGCCCCCGGCGCTCGCGGCCTTCCACGCCCGCGTCGCTGAGATCGAGCTCCCGGGCGAAGGGGTCTCCGTGTGGATGAAGCACCGGGCCGAGCTCGGGCCGCTGAACCCCGCGGACCGCGAGAACGCCTGGAAGGCCCTCTGCAAGCGCATCGAGGACGTCGGCAAGATGAAGAACGCCAAGGTGTGGCTGAAGAAGGCCATCGCCGAGGAGGACGCCCGGCGCACGCCTCCCCCCGACGGCCCCCGCGGCGGCGGAGCCCCGGCCCCGCAGGCGTCGGCGAACACCAACGCGACCGGCGCCGCCCCGGAGAGCGCTCCCGCGAACGGAGCGCGGGCCCTCGCCGCGGTCCCCACCTGGGCCGCGGACGAGGAGGGCATCCGCTGGCACCTGTCGACCAAGGGCGCCGTGCGCGCCCTGGAAAACAGCGTCCGCCTGCACGGCCGCGCGCTCGCGGGGACGAGCTACCTGCACCTCGCCGCCGAGCGCCTGTGCGCTCTCTCGCCCGCCGACGAGCGCGGCACCCGGCTCTCGGCCGAGAGCGCCCGCCGTCGCGTGGACGGGTGGGCCGAGGCCGGGCCCGTGAGCGCCTCGCAGCCGACCGCGAAGGCGGTGTGACGTGGCGAAGAAAGGCGACCTCGTGACCTGGCTCGCGAAGACCCTCGGCGTGTCCGCTGAGGAGGCCGCGAAGAGGCTCAAGGCGTATCGGGAGAGGCTGGTGGAGGTGTCCGGTGGGTGAGGGAATCGTCGTCGACAACTTCGCTGGCGGCGGCGGCGCGAGCACGGGCATCGAAGCGGCCCTCGGGCGCCCCGTGGCGATCGCCATCAACCACTCGCGGGCCGCGATCGCCATGCACGCGGCCAACCATCCGGAGACGCGCCACTACCAGGAAGACATCTGGACCGTGGACCCGCGCGAAGCCGCTGCGGGGCGCGTCGTCGAGGTCGCGTGGTTCTCGCCGGACTGCACCCACTTCTCGAGAGCGAAAGGCGGTCAGCCGCGCTCGAAGGAGGTCCGCTGCCTCGCCGACGTGGTCATCCGCTGGGCGCGCGCGGTGAAGCCCCGGCTGATCCTCCTGGAGAACGTGGAGGAGTTCCAGACCTGGGGCCCCCTCGACGAGAACGGCTACCCGATCAAGAGTGCCGAGGGCTCGGACTTTCGCGCATGGCTCGCGGCCCTCGTCGACTGCGGGTACCAGGTCGAATACCGCGTGCTCGTCGCCGCGGACTACGGCGCCCCGACGACCCGCAAGAGGTTCTTTCTCGTCGCCCGCTGCGACGGGCAACCGATCGTGTGGCCGACGCCGACGCACGGGCGGGGCCGTGAGCACGGGTGGCGCACCGCCTCCGAGGTGATCGACTGGACGTTGCCCTGCCCGTCGATCTTCGGGCGGAAGCGCCCGCTCGCCGACGCGACC